GAACCATGCCCATTTATGGAAAAGTACCAGGAACTGAAAAACTCAAAAGACCCAGCTGACCAGGAACTTGCAAAGATGCTGGTATCAAGAAGAAAATACGTAGTGGGTGGAATAGTATATTCAGATGAGAAAGGTACTAAGGTAGATTATGAAGGAAAAGATAAGGGAGTATTAATCCCAAGATCAGTATACCAGGATATTATCGATCTTTATTTGGATGAAGATGAAGCTGGAGATATGACAGACCCAAGAACTGGATACGATATAAAAATTATCCGTTCTGGTTCAGGTAAGAATGATACTACATATTCTGCTCGTGCATGTAAACCTACTAAACTTGACAAGAAGTATTCAGGTAATGTAGATTTGGAATCCATAGTAAGATCTCAGATTAAAGATTACGATGAACTGGAAGAAATTTTGGCATCATTCTTAAAAGACTTAAAAGAAGGAAGAGATTCTGATGAAGAGGATGATGAACCAAAGAAGAAAAAGAAAGGCATTCATAAGGATCACTACATGGATGATGATGAACCTAAGAAGAAAAAGAGAAAGTATAAGTCAGATATTTGATAAATTGGTTTTATAAATGGTTGGTAGAGGAGGTAATTCAAGAAATTGGTTATCTCCTTTATTTATGTTAATACATTACAGTATGGCAAAAGGAAAAGTGGGTTTAAAAGTTCCCTCTAAAAACGAATTACTAAAGAAATATGGGTCATCAATAGTACTTGCTTCTGAAACAAAAGAAACAGGTCTATGGTTACCAAGTACTTTCTTTGCATTGAATTATACCTTTGGTGGAGGAATCCCATTTGGTAAAATCCTAGAAGTAGCAGGAGAAGAATCCTCTGGTAAATCACTTATAGCTTACAACTTTGCTTATTCATGTCAACAACTGGGAGGGCATGTAATATGGGTAGATGCTGAACAATCATGGATGAATTCTTGGGCTCAAACTAATGGAGTTGACCCAGAAAGAGTTACAGTAGTTAATGATACTCGTATTGAGAATGTTGCGGATGCAGTAGCAGACTTAGCATTGTATTTCAGATCTCAGTTAACACACAATGAACCAATACTTCTGGTAATAGATTCAGTTGCTGCTATGGATTGTGCAGATAACATAGATTCAAAAATGACGGATGCTAAAGCAGAGATGGGAGGTAGAGCAAAGGCTTTGTATAAATACTTCCGTATCAGAAGCGAATTATTTTATCGACTGGGAGTTACACAGATTTATATTAATCAATTAAGAACTGCATTGAATGTTGGATTCGGAAAAGATAATACAACAACTACAGGAGGCGCAGCACTTAAGTTCTACGCTTCAATCAGAGCTGCTTTCTATTCAGGAAGATCTATCACTGTTAAGCAAAAGGGTAAAGAACGCAAAGCTGGGAAACTCGTCACGGTTCGACTTATTAAAAATAAAGTTGCTCCTCCAAGACCTACAATCAGCAAATGCCCAGTATACTTCAATCCTAAGTTCCATGAGGTTGGATTTGATAGATGCTTTGGATTAGAAGATGTATTGGTAGAAAACGATATAATCGTTAAATCCTCAGGTGGAGTATATAAACTCAAGGATAAAACTCTTGCAAGAGGAGAGGAGAAATTTCAAAAGCTTTTGGAAGAAGACGACGACTTAAGAAGAAAGCTTTTAAGGAAAGCAGATATAAATACCATTGGTACTACTCGTAAGAAACTAGAAGCTCTTACAGAAAACTGTTATCCCATAGATGGAGTAGAATACGAATCCTATAATGAATCAGAAGACGAAGAGGAGGAAGACGATGAGTAAGAAAACAATATTACTAATAGATGGATGTAACCTACTTCATCAAAGTTTCCACAAATTCGAAAAGCTTAAGTCTACCGATGGTAAACCAAGTGGAGCAATATTTGGATTCTTTAGATCATTACATGGGTTCCTACATAGGTGGGACCCAGATGAAGTTATTATAACCTTTGACAATGGCCATTCTCCTTATAGAGATGCTCTGTTACCCGATTATAAGGGCCATAGGAAAAATATCTCAGTAGATTATGAATCTTTGCAATCTCAGAAACGTGTTATTATGGGTATGCTTAAGCTCCTAAGAATTAAATATGTTTTTGATAAGCATAATTCTACTAAATATGAAGGGGATGATTTCTTAGCATACCTAGTTTTAAATAAAAAACCAACCGAGAAGGTAATCATAATATCTTCAGATAAGGACTTTAATCAACTTATCAGTAAAGATGTAAAAATAAACAACCCAAGAAAGGATGAGATGGTTCATCAGGGTAACTGTAAAGAATTATTCGGATATTCTCCTGAAGAAACAGTAGATTACCTTTCAATGGTGGGAGATACTTCGGATGATATCAAGGGTATACCAGGTATTGGTCCTGTAAAAGCTAGGAAAATATTAGATGAGTATGGTACTTTGGATAAATTTCTAGAGCATCATCATCAAACTTCTCATGTAGAGATTGCAGAAAGGAATAAGAAGCTTATAGATTTAAGATTATTCCAAAAAGAAGTACCCTTATCCAAGTTACCCATGAAAAAGTTTGCTAATAAGGAGATAAAATACAAGAAATTCAAAGAAGTCTGTATCGAATACTCTTTAGCATCATTTATGACAAATGAATTTATGAAACCATTTAAAGATTTGCTATCATGAAAAGAATTATGTTTGTAGGGCCAAGTGGAATAGGAAAAACCACTTTGGCAAAGTTCATAGAAACCAAATATGGTATACCCTTTATATCTGGTAGTATGTCAGATTTAATGCCAGATATAAAAGAGATGCACCATGCTGAGTTTTTACACCAAGAATGTGGAGAACTCATAAACAAGGATTATCAATTGTTGAATCTGAGAAATAAGCTTTTCAAGGATAAAGAAACTTTTGTAACAGACCGTAGTTATGTAGATTTAGCAGCTTATTTCATATATAAACAATCTACTAATGTTCCTGAATGTGAAATAGAGGCTTTTTTAGATATATGTAAAGATCTTACAATCAAACAATGTGATTTATTAATATATCTCCCATTGAGTATGTACAATATGAAAGAATGGGCAATGGAAGATAATAAGAAGAGAATCCTAAACAGGTATTATCAGGCTCAGATGTCAGATATAATGGGTAACTTATTAACCCAGTGGAATAGGTTAAGTGAAATAGATATATTAGTAGTACCCCAATTAGATTTCTACGCCAGAATACACATGATAATGTCAAGATTGGATTAATATGAAGAAACAAGTAATGGAAGATAATATTAATGGCTTTCCCGGGTATCATATTACCCGGGAAGGTTTGTTATATAGTAGATATAACAAGGTTGGTAAATTAACCAAGGTATATCATAAGAATAAACCTTATACAAGGTCAAATGGTTATCAACAGATAGTATTAAAGATAAGGAAGTTAGGGTTAGTAAGAAGAGCTTATATACACAGATTGGTAGCAGAAGCTTATATACCAAACCCTTTAAATAAACCCTGTGTATGTCATAAGGATAATAATAGAGAGCATAACACCGTAGAAAATCTATATTGGGGTACCTATAAAGAAAATTCTCAACAAGCTAGTATGGAAGGTAAACTCAATAAGAAGGTAATTAAGTTTTTGGTATTCTCTGACCTCCATCTTCATATTTGGTCTAAGTTTGAAACTCGTATTAGTACTGCTATTAGAGTATTAGATGTTATTTCTTCTGAAAGTATGAAATTAAAAGTACCCGTGTTATTTTGCGGTGATTTATTACATGAGCCTAAATCTTTGAGTCAAGAATTATCCGAGATTATCTATAAAGAATTTTCTAAATTAGACGAAAAAGACTGGGAAATGTACTGTATAGCTGGTAATCATACCATGAAACATATTAATAGAATTGATAAACCAGCTTATTCTTGGGAAACTTGGCTTTCCCAAGAATACCGATTCTTAAAGTTAATAAATTTCCATAGGGTACATATTGGAAAATTCTATATACATGGTATACCTTATATAGACAATAATATTGGTTTGTCTGATTATTTAAAATCCATAGATACTGAAGTAGGTAAACCTAGAAGTAAACACCTACTTTTACTACATACCGACTATCCAGGAGCAAAAGACACCGATGGTAGAGAGGTAGATTCAGTAGAGAATCTTAATATTAATCTTCTCAATAAGTTCGATTTAGTATTATGTGGGCATATACATAAACCTCAAAGACTTTCTAAAAAGGTTTATATGATCGGTGCTCCATATCAACAGAGAAGAACCGATAAAGATTGTAAATTGGGATATTGGAAACTTTATTCGGATTTATCTATGGAATTTGTAGAACTGAAAGGATTCCCAAAATTCGTAGATGTTGAATCCGAAGATGAAATTAAGGATGATGGCAATTATTATACCATTTTACCCAAGAAAACTAGTATTCAAGTAAATACAAACCATAAGATTACTAAGCAAGTTTCTAAGAAAACTCTAGCAAAAAGGTATCTAAGGGAAAAAGGTATAAAAGATGATGCTAAGAAACAACTTTTAATTGATACTTTAAACAAAGCTGAATCATGTTAACATTTACAAGGTTAAATATACAAGGATTCTGTTCTATAGATTCCTTCAGTTTACAATTAAACCAAGATTGTACGGTTCTTATCAAAGCTCCTAATGGTTTTGGGAAATCAACTTTACTGAATGCCTTGGTATGGGCATTATATGGGAAAAATATAAAGGGAGTATCTGAGGTAAATACTTGGAAAGAATACCAACCTAAAGATTATAAGGGAACCAGGGTAGAAGTATTTTTTCAGAAAAACCCAGATTCCTATAAGGTAATCAGATGTCAAAAATTCAAAGATTACCTAGAGGATGGTGCTAAGGGAAATGATAGACTCATAATCATTAAAAATGCCGAGATTATTAATATCAAGGGTAAGAATGAATTACAGAATGCCATCAATAAAGAACTAGGATTATCTTACCTGTTATTCATGAACTCTATCATGTTTGGTCAAGGTATTAAGAGATTAATCCAAGAATCTAATTCAGATAAGAAAAAGCTTTTTGAGGAAGTATTCGATTTAGAATACCTAAATTTAGCAAAGGGTATAGCTAATCAAGATA